GTGGCAAATGAAAAGCTGCCAAAGGACACCGCGAAACAGTTTGCAGAGCAAGAGGCGATTATCCGGCGCAACAAAGGCGACGTACTTGCGATAGGTAACGCACTGCTGACGATCCATCGGTTGAAACCGGCACCGTACAAAAAACCGCACGGCAAATATGACAACCTCAAGCAATACGCAAAGGATGTTTGGGGCATCGAACGGCGAGATTTTTATCGAGCCGTTGAGTGGGCCGAGACGTTGGAACTTATCGCGCCTCTGTGTCCCATGGGAGACAGCGAACCAGCGTTGCACGTACAAATCAAACCACGGCACGCGAGAGAACTTTACAAGCTGAAAGACGATCCGCAAGCGATGGCTCGTGCGTTCAAATCGGCCAAGTCAAAGGCAACCAAATTGCCAACGTCAGCAGAGATAGGAGATGAGGTAAGCGGCGAGATCCGCCACCGTGCCACATTGCAGCTTGACGGCATCAAAGCGAACCAGCGAACGGATAGACGGCTTGCGGAGCATTTCCATTGTGCCGACATGCTTGACGGTTTGCCGTTTCTACAACCGGCAAGCTTTGACCTCGTCATAACGTCGCCACCATACGGCATTGGCAAGGCAATCAAATACGGCACGTACAAAGACACAGCGGACCACGGCCAGTACCTCGCACGGCTTGAACAGTGGATGCGTGTAATCGTCAAGATGACCAAAGAAAACGGCGGCAGAATGTGCATCAACGTGCCGAATACTTACGGTGGTGGCGAACGCGATGCCGAATACATCCATCCATTACCAACCGAATTAATCCTTATCATGCGAAAGATTGAGGGCGTGCGGTTGTATCAAGAAATCGTATGGGATCGTATGCAGTTGACGAAAGCGCAAGAGCGGACGTGGGGTTCTGATTTTTCTCCGGCTTGCCCCAACGTGCGGCGCAGGTCCGAACGCATCCTAGTTTTCGTGCGTGGTGACTACCGGCGAGAAGTGGACCCGGCAACCATCGACATTACCACAGCGGAATTTGTGGAGTGGTCGCAAGACGTGTGGCGGATCGGTGCCCAACGCGGCATCAAGTGGCATCCGTGCCCATTTCCAATCGACATACCTACCAGACTTTTGAAGTTTTACGGATGCGTTGGCGACAGAGTGCTAGACCCGTTCGGTGGTTGCGGTACCACGGCTCTTGCTTGCTCACAGCTTGGCCGAGAGTTTGAATACGTTGACGTTGATAAGACGTACACCGCAAGGGCACGGCAACGCGTGCTAGATAGTGTTGACCAACGAGATAAGGATAAAGCGGCATAACTGCAATAATGCTAGACAAGTTCGATTGTGTATCCTGCTACGATCATTGATCGAAAAAAACAGAGAAAATAGGTGCCTAATTAACTTGCTACTATAGTAGCCGTTATTATAGTAGCTATCGCGTTTGCGCGGTTAGGCCGGATGGTATACCGTTTCACCGGCGGTTGGAGCCATCCGGCCTTTATATTGCGCTGATGTAAACGTATACAGGTGATAAGCAAATCGGTAAAATGCCATCATATGACAAATACACTAGTTCGCTTTGATAATGGCATGTACGGCGCACAATGCACCCTTGACGCCGACAATTGGTTTATCTACGAGATTCAAGAGAAGCACGCCGACCCAGACAATGAGGAAACGCCGGATACGCTAATCACCGTTCAGAATGGGAACCAGATACATAACCAACTGCCGAACCATTCTAAGTGGGACGTTGTCGAAATCATTGACGCACCCGAGCTAATCCAAACAGCTTTCGATTTGTGGAAGCCGAACGGACCCTATGACAACGCACCCTGCTAATCATTAATCGGAACACTGACGATACGGTGATTGCAGCTTGTGTTCGTAGGACATGGGCGAACCCTCTAATAGAGCAAAGACGCGAGCGGCCTAATAAGTTGCTCGCGTTTTTGTTTGCATAAAAAAGGCCGGTGCATCTTTCGACATACCGACCTCGACAGAGAACAAGTATTGTTAGTGTTTAGCTATGAAATTCAGTGTTTTTGTTATGAACGCGCCGCACCTGTTGCTCCTCGTCGTACTGCGCTGTGCAATCATACTCTGCAACGACGGTGTGACACCCGCTAGTAATCAACGTGCCGGTTTTATCACCGAACTCCGCAAAGCTGTTTTGTATCAACTTGGCTACCTCTGCAACGGTATAATCAGGGTTGACGACTGTCACACGATATATACTATCGACGAACCTGCGGACCTCGACAATTATTTCGTTATCTGTGTTGGTCTTTGCCATAGCTATTGGCTTTTCCGGGATACTAATTAGTGCCTCTGTCATTGGTTGTTTTTCTTTCGTGTCTGGTTCGCTGTGAACACGTTTCACAAGCCTCCAACTGCGGCGACCAGTCGGCAAAATACTTCCCGCCTTAACGTCAGCACTTGACCAACCGTGTTGACCCATCAATGCATCAGCAGCATTGCACGCATCTTGATAGTTAGAATCTTTATGCGTGTACGTGAAAGCCTTGAGCCGGTTATCGACGTACCCGACGATCCGAAACGTGGTCGGTGTACAAATCTTCGTATCTGTCTTTGTCTTTGTCATTAGTTGTTTCCTTTTGTGTGTTCTCTGTGTTCCTCTTATCGACTTGTCTTTATAAAGTCGGCAGATTACACGAATTGGAATTTTTATATCGTGATAAGCGAGACACGGAATGCAGCAAAGTCGATAGACGAGGATATGAAAAATAAACAGAGTTTAATCGGTAAGTTCTTCCATTCCTACAAAGACGGCGAAACGCAGTGGCAAGGGCAAGTGTTATCACGTCCGTCAGCCGGTCTATACCTCGTGCAACTGTTTGAGTGGCTAATGGGAGAGCCGAGCGACCAGAAGCTAATCAGCTTGGCCGAAATGAAGGAGTGGACGTTTTACGATACGGTGGAAGAGTGGACGGGCGCATACGAGCAAAAATATCCGAATCGAAAATGGGCGGATGCCTATTCGTGAAAGCGGCATCTAACACCGCTGAAATGTCGATAATAATCAATGTCATGGTCATTAGTTGTAGAGGCGATCCGAAGTAAGGCACGGATCGCCTCTATTTTTCACGCACTTAATCCGTTGTTGAAAAATTACCAGAAATCCGAAAGAGGAATATAACGACTATTGTTACATAGTTATGTTATGACCATTTCGGATTGACAGGTCCGCAACGTCCAATCGAATAGAAACACTTAAACCCCACAAGGGATACGCTGTCACGTATCGCTTGTGGGGTTTTCTTTTGATACGAGGTGACCTGATGAAAATGCCTTATCGCGCTAGTTGCGCAGCAGAGGACGCATACGATTATCTAACATTGTTGCATGACCAGCTAATTGATAACGACGCGTCGGAGTATTTGATCGATGCCGTACTAAAAATAAGAACCAGACTTGCAACCTTGATAGACCATATGGATCGCAACGGAAACTGGTTAGACCTACCAAGGGAGATAAACTAATGATTACAGAGATAGACACGGACAATGACGCGGCGGACGCGTCGTTCCTCAACGAACTTTTCAAACGCGAACCGGAAACCACGACCGAGCCAACGACAGAAGATGAGATTTTCAATTTATTCGTCACGCCACCACCATTACCAAAAGAGCCGACTATTGAGGAAAAGGCATTTGCAACAAAAGCGGATGCACTCGCGAATAAGGTAATGACAGAATGGATCGTCACTACCAATCGCCACGGCTATTATTGGTTGAGCGATGGTACCAATCCGAAGTATCCAAAAGGGTGGACAGTCAGCACGGCCAAAGATCCGCTAACCGCAGAAAAGCTTATCAGTCATTTTAAGCACAAAGACTACCCAAACACGTTTGGTAGTCCGCGACATCGCGTGGGAATATTAATGCAAGGCAGGATCAATGATGCTTGGCAATCCAAAGGCGTTTGCATCGAAAGCGATAACCACGGCGACGACACACCGGAAAACCGCGCAGAGGCATTGATCCGCGCGTTCAAGATTTGCGACAACATTCGCAAACTGGGCATTCGTCCGCTACTTGAGGAAAGCAACGGCAAGGGCGGTTGTCATATTTGGGTATTCTTTCGGACGCTCATACCGTTGGCGACAGCAAGAGCATTCGGACAAGCAATGATTGCCGACGTGGACCCGTCAACGGAAGTCTTTCCGAAACAATCGACATTGCCAATTGACGGCGTGGGCAACTGGGTGCGACTACCCGGCAAGCATTACAAAAGTGAGGCTGTGAGTAGCTTCTACGATTTTGACGCCGCAAAATGGCTGACAGCGGCCCACGGCGTGGATATGATGCTTGCCTATGCCTTGCAAGATCCGGCACTCATACCAACCGTTGAGGACCAGTTTGACGAAAAGCCGAAAGCCGAGTCAACCAACAAAGCGAACCACGTTAACAAAACTGAAAAGGCAATATGGTTAGAAGACTGGGCCAAACGCCATAAAGTGATAATTGACCGCAAGGGCAAGGCGACGAATGAAGACGGTGTCAGCTTTGAAAAATACTGGGTTACTTGTCCATTTGTTCATGCATCCGGTGTCTACAAACCTAACGACTCTTATATTCTTGTCTATCCAAATGGGTATGGTTACCACTGTAGCCACACAAGTTGTTCCGACGAAACGTGGAAAGACTTTAGAGCCAAGATAGAACCAGCACTAAAAGCAAAGACAAAGGCGGTACTATCATCGGCAATAGATCCAAAGGGCACTGACGGATTAATCGTTACCGATTGGGATACTGTCAGCGAGGAGATATTTTGGTTGTGGCTAAACCGTATACCGATGGGCAATCTCACATTGATTGCCGGTGAAGGGGGCAAAGGCAAAAGCACAGCGGCGGTAGACTTCGCGGCGGTAGTGTCAGTCGGTGGAACTTTTCCCAACGGCGACAGGGCACCGCTAGGAGACGCGATCATCTTTAGCGGTGAAGACGGCGACAACGTAGTAAAAAAGCGGCTACGGCAGCAAGGAGCGGATCTATCACGGGTACACAAGATAGACGGTCAACGAACCAACGGCGACGAAACGTACTTTGATATTGGCGACCTCGATACGCTCGAAAAGGCTATAGCACGTTGGCCGGAAACCAAGCTAATTATCATTGATCCGATTGCCTCTTTTGTCAGTGGCATCGACTCACATAAGACGGCGGACGTGCGACGGGTACTAACACCGTTGCAACGCTTTGCCGAGAAACACAACTTGGCGGTTATCATGGTAATGCACTTGAACAAAGATGAGAAAAAATCAATGAGCAACCGCATATCAGGTTCGCTCGCATGGCGTGATCTTTCAAGAGCGGTGCATTTTGTGGTATCCGACAAAGAAGAGGCGGACAAGCGTTACCTATTCCATGACAAAAATAACTACGGCCCATTACTACCAGCTTGCACCTACACCATTAGCGACGGAATCGTAAAATGGACCGGCGAGACCAGCAAACGGATAGAGGATGTAACCAGAGTCGATAGCGTGGAAAGCAAAACCAAAAAGGATGTATGTGTCGAATGGTTGAGTCAGAAGCTATCGGATTGCGGAGAGACGGCGGTTAGTGTGTTAGAGAGTGAAGGGGCAAAAATGGGTTTGTCCACATATGCTTTGCGAGCGGCGAGAGAGAGTCTAAAACTCAAATCGCGTAGGCCGGTATTCGGTGGTGAATACTTTTGGAACCTCCCAGATGCCATCGTTTGATAGTCATTTTCCTACGTCTCACCTCCGCATCGCAAGCATGGACGAAAAATGACCACATTCATGGAGTATTGAGCTAATAATCCATGAATGTGTACTTCGCAAGCATGGCGCAAGCATGGACGAAAAAGCGCAAACATGGAGTATCAGCGAAATACATCATGTTTGCGCTTGTGATAGACGTAGGGGGCTTTTCGCAAGCATGGAGTATTACGCTAATAATCCATGTTTGCGATTTTAAGACTATAGCATGTCGCGGACCGATTTTGCCGCTATGTCGATAACATCAATTAATGACTACCGACGAACTCACGCAATGCATTAACGACTACCAGAGCGGCAGCGACCGCGTTAAGCAATCTGCCGCTTTTGAGACACTGTTTGCGAGAGTGCAACCCATCGCACGGCTAAAGATGCGACGGTTTCCTTGCCTTGCCGACGTTGACGACCTGACGCAAGAGGCGCGGTTAACCTTGATGAAAGCGATCAAGGAGTATGACCCTACGCGGCATCCTTCAAAAAACTACGACGGATTTGTCGGGTACTTTTCCATGATTTATTACTCGCGTCTAATGAACGTGCTAACCATCGCCAACGCTGACATGCGGCGGATCAATCGTATAGCCGTCTCACTTGACGGCGACGTTGGTGATGTTGTGACCTGCAAACGAATCGATCCGAATGATGACCTGATGGAAGCGAAGCGACTCCGCAAAGTCGCCAAAGTGGTTAAGCCGTATTTGAGCGCAATCGAATACCTTTGTTTTGTGCTGACGGCGCTACACGGCGAAACCTACGCTCGCGTTGTCGAATACCTCAATAAGCACAAAGTAAGAGGCAATAAAAAAGTAACGCTTAAAACAGTAGACAACGCTTGCCAACGTGCTGCCGTCAAGATCCGCAACCAGTACAAATACATCGCTCCGCAATTAGACCTACCTACCGACTTACAAAATATTAGTCGATAGACCTCTCATGTATACACCACAGGCAACAGATAGATTAAAGCGCAAGCGTAATTGGTACGAAACTACCGGCGACGTTAGTACGTTGACTATCAAAAGAAAAGACGGCTCAACTGTCACTTGCATTGTTGACACGGCGGACCTGCCAATCATTAAACAGTTATTGTGGTATGTCGATTACCAATACGGCAAACCCTACATTATGACAGCGCAAACCGAGATGATAACTACATTGGGGCGGTATCTTGTGCAACCGCAAGATGCCAAGTTGTTAGTCGGATACCGCAACCATAATTCGCTCGATATCCGACGTGCCAATCTGTTCGTGGGCGATTTAGCGGATCTGGTGGCAAACCGGATTAATAGCGTCGCCACTAAAAGTGGTATACCAAATGTCAACTACGTCGGTAAGCAAGATAAGTGGTCCGCACGGCAATACCTCATGGATGAATATGGCAAGCGGCGCCGCGTCCACATTGGATTGTACAAGACCGTAGCAGAGGCGACAGAGGCAATCATGCGGTTTAGGGCATCAAACCCTAATGCAGTGGGTTTCGCTCCGCAGCGTGCGAACCAGATAGATGAGTGCGAAAGTAATAACGAGAAGGACAAGAGCGGCCAATCCTCGTAGAGACGGATAACCGACTACCGACTAATGAGGATTAACCAATAATGAGCGCATTCGTACCATATAAGCACGGCATTACAGCACTAGATACAGATCCTACCGGCGATGCCGGTGATAACATAAACGACAATTTTAAGACGGTCGGTGATTTGTTTGATAACGTCACCAACGCGAGCAATCTATCGACCGGCACCGTTGCACCGGCACGACTTGGAAGCGGCACCGCAAGCAGTACAACCGCGCTTTATGGCGACAGCACCTATAAGACTGTCAGTGATGCCACAAAGCTACCGTTGAGCGGTGGCACGTTGACCGGCAACGTCAACATGGGAACGCATAATGTCACCAATGCTGGCACCGTGACAGCCACCAATTTCGTGGGCGACGGATCGGCGCTAACTAGCGTTAATGACTCAACAAAGTTGCCGTTAAGCGGCGGCACCATGAGTGGTAATCTCAACTTGGGTGGACATCAGATTGTAGGTGATCTCGCCGTTTCTGGTGGCAATATTATCACCGATGGCACTGTCACAGTCGGCACCGGAATTACCTTTGCCGACTCCACAATTCAAGCCACGGCCGCATTGCCGCTAACCGGTGGAACAATGAGTGGCAACATTGATTTGAACAGCGGCAACATCGCCAACATTGCAACGCTTAGTTTCGGCAGTCAAGTTATTACTATGAATGGTGCTGGAGCCATTGGCATTGCTGGCGCAGAACTTTTTCTAAACGGTAACAATCTAAGTATGAGCGGCACAGGTGGAACCGGTGGAACGCTTTCGATGGACGGCGGAACGATTACTGCTCTCGCCTCTATGACTTTTGCCGATTCAACAACGCAATCGACCGCTGCATTGCCACTAACTGGTGGGCAGATGGGCAGTGGTGTTACCGTTGATTTTAATTCTGGCTTTCTTACGCATCTCAACAGCGTCACTTTTTCCGATTCAACAGTTCAATCCACTGCTGCATTGCCACTGACTGGCGGAACGATGAGTGGTAGTATCGACATGGGTTCTATCAGCGGAATCGTTAATGTCGCTGATATTGTAATGGCCGCAGGTGGACCAGCATCTATAGATCAATTGCAACAGATCACTTTTAATGGCAATGGCACTGGTATTACGTTTTCCGATTCGACTTCTCAAACCACTGCTGCATTACCGCTAACGGGTGGGACAATGAGTGGTGATATTGTAGTGAACGGTCATAGTCTTACAGATATAATGGGTATTACCTTCACTGACTCCACATCTCAAACCACTGCTGCATTACCATTAACCGGCGGGACATTAAGCGGCAGCATTGATTTGAGCAGTCAGCAAATCACTAGCATAAGTCAAATTAGCAATAGTGGTGGCACATTAACTCTTGGAAACGGATTGGATAATCTCACATTGTTGTCTGCTTTGAACGCCAACAGTGCAAGCATTATAGACCTTGCTTCCATCGCCTTCTTTGACGCCACCACTCAATCGACCGCATTTATACCAACGGCATTATCGGCACTTACTATGGCGAGTGGACAAAACATTGATGTTAACAATAACTCCCTGTTAAACGTCGGGGTCTTATCAGTTACCGGCGCACTCGCAGACGGTACATATCCTTGTGGCAGTGGTTCAATCACGATCACCAATGGTGCAATAACCGCAATCAGCTAAACATAACTATGAAAACACCAAAAAGATTACAAGGCGATGCGAAAGCGAAATGGATCGAATTGGCCGACACGTTCGACCTCACTAATCCATTAGAGGTTGAGTTAGCAATCCAATACTGTGAACAACACGCATTGTACCTACGAGCCATTGCGGAGATTGCCAAAGCCGACGACCTAGCCGTAATGAGTAGCAACGGTGCATATTGTCCGCATAGCGGCATCAAGATACAGAGCCAAGCAATCGACCAGATGCGACGACTGTATACGCTCTTGAAACCAAACATTAAAAAGGAAACGGACACGAAAGATCCGTTCAAACTTGATGCCGTCCTATCACTGTAACAATCCGACTTGTCCGGTCTATCTGCCGCATCACGGCTATTGTCCGGCACACGCTCCGCAAGAACGAGCGGACCAGCGAGAGACGGATCGGCAGTATGACAAGCAACGAGACCCCAAGTCGGTAGCGTTCTACAAGTCGGTAGAGTGGCAAGCGACCAGATTAAACAAGTTGCAAGCTGATCCGTTCTGCCAATTCTGTGAGCGTCAAGCGGCGACAGAGGTACACCACAAGCAAGCGTTGCGGAGTAACTGGGATCTGCGGTTGGTGCATAGCAACCTAATGAGTACGTGCGGCCCATGCCACAAACGCTACGAGGCGCGGATGCGTGGCAAGAGTACCAGAGCAACACGGTAGGCATCGTGCGACCTGACGGTGCGTGGGCCGCAGGTCCAATGGGGGGCACCATAAAACATTTTAGGTTTAGCGCCGGGGACCGACTTGACCCTCGTGCGCATTTTGTGAAGCAATTTTGATAGCCTTGAACGGCTAAAAGGACAGAAACTATGAATCTATCGAGTAGACCGGAAAGACATGTCAATAAGAAAATGATCGATATAGAACTCGACTTTACAACAAAGGGATTAACGGAGTTGATCACGGCGGCAGTCGAAGCGGTAGAGAACAATATTTTCACTGCCGATGAAGCGCGTGCAATGATTCTCGGTTCGTTTAAGGATGAATACGCCCAAAGCATAATGAGAGTACAATCAAGGTAACGACTGATGCAACCTGATAAGCAAAAAAATGAGGATAAGACGTTAGGCGACCTGCTAAAAGGCATCGGCACGTATATCAATATGGCTCTTATCTGCGCCACCTTTTTTATTAACTACGGAATGAGCAAAGCGGACAATGCACAAATGCAAAAGAGGATCACAGATATCGAAGCACTAAAACCGGAACAAATGCAGTGGCAGATTGCGGACCACAATACTCGCATTGTGGCTAATGAGTTAGACGACCGGACCACACGCGACACGATCAACGAAATGAAAATCAAAATAGATGTAATTGCACAATGGGTAGCAGAGCAACGGCGCATAGCTACCGGGCGGTAGGATGTTGGACCTGAAAGAATGCGATAAATACTACTATGATGCGATAGCGGCAGAACGGCCAATTAAGTTTATCGAAGCGTTCCTCCGGCATTACGAGGAGCGTTATAAAGGTTTGCCTTTCATACTTCTACCGTGGCAACGTAAACTCGTTTGCGACATCTTCGGTTGGAAGCGCAAAAGCGATCATTTGCGGCGTTTCCGCGAACTCTATTTGGAGTTAGCCAAAGGCAACGGCAAGTCACCACTGATAACCGCAATCGCGATGTATATATTTTTAGCAGAGGACCGCCACGGTCAACAAATATATTCAGTCGCTACTGATTTCTCGCAAGCCAAAATAACCTTTGAAGGTGCCAAAAATATGATCCTTTGTTCGCCGGTGTTAGCGGCGATGAAAGAAAAGGGCGAAATCGTTTTGCATCAATATGAGATTGTGATACCGGCTCGTTATTCACGTTGGGCAATCGTCAGCGGCACCGCAGAGGGCAAGCATGGATTTAGGCCGGATTGCATCTGTGCGGACGAGGCCCACGAGTGGGATAACCGCAAGCTGTATGACACGATGACGAGCAACCTATTCAAACGGCAAGAGCCGTTGATGTTGGTTGCGACCAATGCCGGAACCAACCGGCAATCTATCTGCTACGAACTCCACACGCGGGCGCAGAGGGTATTGGACGGCACTAGCAAAGACGACAGCTTGTATCCGGTCCTATACGCGGCCACCGACAAAGACGAGTGGACGGACGAAACCGTTTGGGCAAAAGCTAATCCGTCACTAGGCCACACGATCACGCTCGAAGGTTTGCGCGGCGAGTTTATCAAAGCACAAGAGACACCGGCGGCAGAGGCAAAGTTTAGACGGCTCAATTTGGGCCAGTGGACGCAAGCGGTCAACGGTTGGCTACCGATGGATCGATGGGATGAATGCACCGGTCCAATCGACATACCGAAAGACGTGTTGGCAACCTTGCCGTGTTTTCTTGGATTAGATTTATCGCTAACTGACGACTTTAGCGCGCTCGCGGCAGTGTGGATAGGACCAGAGCGGCTATACGTCAAAGTGTGGATCTATGTACCTCGCAAGTCAGCACAACGTTTTGAGGATCAGTTAACCGTACCGATAACCGAATGGAAATTGGCTAAACACGTCCGTTACTTCGATACAGAAACCGTTGACGACTCCGCGAAGCGACGAATACAGAAGCTTATCAACAAATTAAGAGACAAATACAACGTGCAAGCGTTGTCTTATGACAGATACCGCGCCAATGACTTGATTAACCGACTCGAAAAAGAGGGTTTAATGTGTAAGCCGGTAGCGCAATCCTTTGAAGGGTACGCAAACGCATCAGCGGAATTAGAGCGACGGCTAAAAGCTGGCTCTATTGTGCTACCAGAAAACCCATGTTTGCGATGGCAAGCGGCCAACGTTGAGGTATACGCGGACAAGTTAGGCAACATCCGACCGGTAAAACAGTCGTCAAAAGGTAAGTTTGCTGGAAGGAGAGATGCAAAGATAGACGGAATAGTGTCTTTGATCCTTGCATTGACAGAACATTTGGAAAGACAGAAGCGCGAGGGCGATCCGGCAAACGCATTAGCGAATTGGGACGGCAAAATACAGTTTATATAGATTGAGGATTAACCACGAATGACAATAGACACAGTGCAAGGGACCACACCAACCGGTAACGCTAACTTTGCGATACCTACAACGCTCATAACGATGATTGGCGACACAGCGGTAAGTAACACAACCTATATCAATGAATATAGCGCGATGACGATACCGGCTTTTTATTCCGGTGTGTCTTTCCTCACTGGCACGCTCGCATCGTTCCGAACGTGTGTCTATCAAGATACCGGATCGGAGCGGACACCGGCAAAGCACAGCGTTAATAAGGTGCTAGGCAGATCCATGAATGGATTTAGTACACCATTCCAAACTTTGCAAACGTGGTATCATCATGCGGTTGTGTGGGGCAACGGCTACCTATGGGTCAAGAGAGACAGCAATCTAAATCCGATTGCAATGCTCAACCTCAACCCGGAAATCACAGTACCGTTTATCTATGCCGGTCAAAAATGGTTCTATGTTAATTTTGAAAAGCCGTTAATCTTACCGGCAACTGACGTGTGTCATATCGCATTAGTCGGTTTCGACGGTGTTCGCGGCTATCCGCTCGTGCAAGTCATGCGTCAATCGCTAGAGGTTGGCAAGTATGCAGAGCGTTATAGTGCCAACTACTTCAAAAAGGGATCATTCGTCAAAGGCGCAATCGAAGTACCCGGCACCTTGTCCGATGCACAGTTTGCGACTATGCGTGACTCGCTACAAGCTTTCAAGGGCATCGACGGCGGCAACGCATTAGAGTTGATGATCCTACAAGCGAACGCGAAGCTAAATAACAGCACAATCCCTAACGAAACAAGTCAATTGATTGAAACCCGCAAGTGGAGCGTTATCGAAGTATCGCAAATGCTCCGATTGCCTCCTCATATCCTCTATGAAACAACCGGCAAGTGGTCAAGCGTACAGCAAATGGGTGATGAGTTAGTCAAATACACGTTTGAAAGTTGGATCACTCAAATTGAGCAAGAGTTTTCGGCCAAGTTATTGACCGATGCGGAGCAAGATCAAGGGTATTACATCCGCGTTGGCACTGACAAATTGGTTAAAGCGGACAAGGCGACATACGCACAAACGATACTATCACTCGTCAACGGCGGTTTGATGTTGCCGAACGTTGGTTGTGCCGAGTTAGAGATACCGTCACTAGGCACCGACGGCGACAAGCTGCGACTGCCAAGCGGCGGCAACGGTGCCGTGTTGGTCAATCAGGTCGATGCACCGGGCGCACCGACAGCGGATGACGACTCGGAGGCCGATCCTAGTGCCGATGACGCACCACAGAGCGGCACAGAGGCAACGGCGGCCACGGTAGACACCTCCATTGATGAGATGATACCGGGCGCGAACACGGTGGACCCGAACGCACGACCGGCAAGCTACGCGGCGGTACTAGAGCCACTGATCCTCGATGCCGTGAGCCGGATTGAGACAAAAGAGGACAAGGCATTTGCGGATCGCGTCACCACAGAGCCACAGCACCGCATACCGTGGGGCAACGTGTTCGCAGAAAAGCAATCGCAATTCCTCAAATCCGCTTTCGCACCGCTCGAAAAGGTAGCCATACATTTTGACCGCACGATTGACGTTGACCGGCTCGCTAATCGTTACTCCGATGCGATCAAGCGACGTACCACAACCAATACAAAGGAAAGTCTTATCGAATTAGCTAACGAGGTAGTATATGGACCAGCCTAACATTAAACGCATTACGTTTGATACGCCTCAAGGCGATCAACGCTTCTCAATCATCAAGAGCGATACCGGACGCGCTACCCTCAAAGGGTATTGCATTGTGTGGAACGTGTTGAGCGGTGACAGAGGCGGATTTGTCGTGCGTTTCCTTCCGAACTCCGCAACACCGGCTCTATTGACGTTTGCACTGTCGGATCATGACTATCAACGGCTATTAGCACGTAATGACGATGGCTCACTACGTATTTTACCGGCGGATAGCTATGGAATACCGTGCGAAATCGACGTACCGGACACCACAATAGGCCGCGATGCCGAGTGGTTAGTGGCTAATCAGAAGATTCGCGGCATGTCGCCTAGCGTTGTACCCGACTCTGTAGAGTCATTTGAGACCATAGAAAACGGTATTAACGTCGTTAATTACTCCAAGTTTGTGTTTGATGAGGTATCAATAACACCGATACCGGCATTCGACCAGACTTCTATAGAAGTTAAGACGGAAAATATAGCCGATACAAAATTAGAAGATAACGAGAAGGAACTCCGCGAACACTTTGCGAAGTTAACACAATACAAATTGGATTATTATTCGTTCGACCTGTCAAAGTCACAGCCGAAAGGAGAGATCCGCAATATGACAAGGTAAAATACAATGGACCAAATTAAAGCACTTCACGAGGAATACGCTAGTATTCACAAAGACGCATCCGACCTACTTGCAAAGACTGGTGGGAAGCTAACCGCAGAAGATAAAGAATCACAAGCAAAGATGTTTGCGCGCATGGACGAGATCAAAGCAACGAAGTTTGCTATTGAGCGTCTCGCGGAAAACGCATTTGCTAACTACATGCCAAGCATCAGCCGCGCGGAGGCGGAGTTTGCACAGAGCCAGCCACTAGCATCCAAGCTAACCGCCAAAGATGAGATCAATATGTTTTTGCGTGGTGATACCTCGCATAAGTTCGTGTTGGTTAGCACTTCCGGCTCCTCGATTATGCTGCCAAAAGAAGTAATGGCACCGATTGCCGTTCGTCGCAACGTTAATCCTTATCGCGCTGCACTAGCCGCTCGCGGTTATCAGCCGATTGAAAGCACCGCAACCGATCAGGTAACGTTGCCGGTATGGGATGACACATCCGCCAATGGTGATGCACCTTCGGAATCGGCAACCGCTGATACAACCGTTGATAGCACACTAACCGGATCGTTGACTCTCAACGCAACGCTGTACGAAAGCAAATCCAAGTGGTTCAGCAATACGCTTTTGAATGCTAACGGCTTTGACGTTCTGGGCTATCTTGCTCCGATCTTGACCAAGCAATTGGACAAGGGACAAGAGTCTGCCGCAACTGTCGTCGCAAAGGCACTCACTGTAGGGTACACCGGCTCGTCAAACAGCGGTCTAACCTATGCTGACTTGATTGCGTGGGAACACACACTTAAACCAGCGTACCGCAGTGATGCCGTGTTCATCGTTAGCGATGGAACATACAAGGCAATGCGTGGTCTAGTGGACGCTAACAGCCGTCCTATCATCGATCTTGATCCGACCAACAACTTTATGGAAAGTTTCCATGGTAAGCCGTTGTTTGTTGGCGATTTCTTCGATGCCCCAGCGGTTTCCGCATTCGGTGGTATTTTCGTTAGTGCCGATGCAATCAAGATCCGCGACGTGGTACCACAGCGTCTAACTCGATACGTCAACATTCCGACGAAGCCGGATCAAACCGGGTTCAATTTGTTCGCGAATGGCGATTGTCAGTTTGTCGCCGCCGGTGTCTCGTTGTTCCAATACAAGACCAGCTAATTTAGCTAATCATCAGACTGCGGTTAATAGCCGCAGTCTGATTTTCGTTTAATCAACTATGGGAATTAAACAATATGCAAGATAAGACAAAGCGCATCCAATTCGTACGCTCCTTTGCGACCATTCAAACATCGTTTGCCGGTGGCAAAGAATACGACGTACCAGCGAAGCGAGCCGACGAGATCGTAGCAGAGGGGCACGCGGTATTCGTAGCACCAGCAAAGGCTATAGAGCCAACACCGGAAAAGAAACTGCCGGATATAACTGATAAAGGCCAACCAAATGATTATGCAAAGGTTTTAACGGAAGAAAAAGCGGCAAAGAAAAGTAAGGGCAAGTAAATGAAGATAGAAGTAATTAGCGCGCCAACCTCTTTACCGATTACATACGCGCAAGCTGCCGAACATCTACGCTTGGATGAGTCAACCGACTCGTCATACGTCAATATTTGTATTGAAGATGCAACCGACTTTTTTGAGTCGGAAACAGAGTCAAGCATCATGCCGACTACGTTGCAAGTAACGCACTATGCGTGGGCACCGAAGCTATTTCTACCATATGGACCAGTGACCGACGTTATATCAGTCACCGGCAACGGTCACACCGTCTCAACGTCACTCTACACGCTTAAACGCATTGGCAATACCGACTACCTCGATACTCCAAGCAACATCGCCACACCGATAGTAGCGACGTACACAACCGGCTACGAGACGGATGAATATGGCGCGCCAGTGATGCCGCGTGATATTCGACGAGCCATATTCCTATTAACCGCACTGTACTACGAAAACCGCGAAGCGATGGCAGCGCGAAGCATGTACGAATTAGGGCATGGACTCGACAGAGTCATAGCCAACCATACCAGAACAACAGTAGTGAGGTAATGCGATGACTCCGATTAGAGCCGGTGACTTACGCAAGCGAGTAGCCATAGAAATCTATGCACCAACCGGTCAAGATTCTGCCGGTGAAGATATAGACCATTGGTCTACCGTCTCAACTGTGTGGGCATCCATCGAAACACCAAAGGCCGGTAGACAGATACAACTATCACAAATGGTGACAACGGCTAACCTGATAACGCACGTTGTCACCATGCGGTTTTATGCCGGATTGGTACCAGCGAAATACCGCATTAGATACGGCAATGTACCAATCAGTTTTCTTGATCTAACCGTTGAAGACTACGCGGCACTGACAAGCGACGAACTGTACGCGCTAACCTTAAATCCTATAGGCAAAGAGCCACGGTACTACACCATTAACGATGTAGTTGACGAGGACGAACGGCATTACAAGACAATACTGTATTGCACAGAGGCAACCGCGTAATGAGTTTTGAGGTAAGCGGACTAAAAGAGTCTTTGGAAGCTTTGAAGGGATTAGAGCCAAAGTTGAGCAAGGGAATAGTGCGCAAAGGATTGCGAGCCGGTGCCAAAGTGGTGAGCCAAGCGACCAAAGCGGCGGCACCAGAATTAACCGGCACTCTTAAAAAGGGGATCAAGGTTAAAGCCGGTAAACGCAAAAAAGGATTTCTGTCTTATGTGGTCGGAGTGGGCAAGGCGTGGTTTAGCGGCCCAGCATTTTACGCGGCATTTGTCGCATTCGGTCACAAGGTAGGTAGTCGCAAGCTTGGCGGCAGTCGGAAACAGATACCGGCAAACGACTTTATGACCAAAGGATACGACCAGAGCAAAAACGCGGCATTAACCGCAGTCATTAGCACAATAGAGAGTGGCATTGACGCGGCAGTGGGTGAATGATGATAGGACCAGCTATATATCAAAGACTGATAACGGATAGTGCAGTAACGGCGTTGCTTGGCACAGATCCTACACGCATTTACCCAAACGACATTAAAGAGCCGGATAAGTTTGACGCGGCAGGGCGTGCGTTGTTTCCGCAAGCATCGTACACCGTCAAAAATCCTCAATTCGATGTTACCTACACGCATAATAGCGGTTTAGTGTACGTCGATGTTGAGATAATGGTGGCCGGTCTAACCTATATCAGTTGCGAGCAAACAGCGCAAGCAATTCTATCGAGTATAGACCAGCAAGGTGGTACGTGGGGTGGCACCGTTGTTAGTGCGGTATTTTTCGAACAGTGGGAAGACTCCACAATCATCGAACCAGATACACAAGCGATTATGTATTACCTCAAGGAGATGACGTTCAACGTCGTTTACTATTTGAGTTAATCGCACGAGATAAAAGAGGAAAGGCCGGTCAATGACAGTAGTGATACTACTGATGACCATTTGCAAATGAGGTTTAATTATGTCAGCAACTACAGCGATAATCGGAAAGGGCACTACGGTAGGTTTCGGCGTTATAGCATCTAGCACGTATGTAACAGTCGCGGAACTTATTGATTTCAAGCCACCAGTTACATCGGTGGCTAAAGCAGAGGCAACACGATACGACTCTCCGCAAGGCTACGAGGAATTTGTGGTCGGTTGGAAAAGCGTGGGCGATGCCGAACTAGAGATCAACTACACAACCGCAGAGACGACGGCACTAGAAGCAATCATCGGAATCTCAAAAGATTGGCTATGCACGTTGCCGGATACTCACACTATCAAGTTTACCGGTTGGATCTCTAATGACGGTATCGAAGTACCGAACAAAAAGACGTTAACGCAAAAAATCAAAGTCACTGTAACCGGTGCAGTCGCTTACACGTAATAACATAAGGGAAAAATACTATGGCAAGTATAAGAGAGAACATATTAGGTAGACCTAAACGCGAGCCGGTGACGGTGGAAGCGTGGGGCCAAACACTATACATACATCGAATGAGCAATCAGGGGCGTGATAGGTACGAGGTATCTATCACTCCGCAAAAGGGCGGCAGTGAGAACTTTCGCGCCAAGATGCTAGTGCAATGCCTCTATGACGATCAAGGCAACCGCGTCTTTAGTGATAGCGACGTTGTTACTTTGGGCGACATGGATTTTGATAACGATATCAGTCTCCTTTTCGACAAGGCGTGGGAAGTAAACGCACTTACCGCAACGTCGGTTGAGGTAGCAGCAAAAAACTCCTCAAGCGAGACAGCCGGTTAATGTGGTTTCGTCTCGCGTCCCTATTTGGTTGCACTGTCAGTGAGGCAATGGAGCGTTGCGATCCTGATGAGTTTGTGGAGTGGATAGCGTTTTATCAGTTAGAGCCGTGGGGATCGGTTGTTGAGGATCAACGCACCGGCATCATTGCAAGCTGTGTGGCGAACGGTCCGCTAACGAGGACCAGTGGTACAGAGTTATTTAGAGCGGATGAGTTTACACCGCAACACGGTCAACACTACCGCGAAATAGTTGAACCAGAAATCGACTATGCCGAGCAATACAAAAATACGAAACGTGAGAACGTCGCCAACAAGCTTAAAGCGTGGGCGACAGGTGGGAAGTAATGGCGACCGTCGGCAGCATCATCATCAAGATAGGGGCGGGCACTGCTGACTTTACCAAAGACATTAGCGGTGCCGGTAAATCGTTAGAAGAGTTTGGCGGCAAAGCCGGATCTACCAGCGGCATATTGAGCGGACTAGCCGAAGGTTTCGGCATTGGTGCCGGTATCGAAGTTGTCAAAGGCGGATTTGAACTCGCATCGAAAGCGGTTGAGAAGTTCGTCGAAATCGGCACAGAGGCAATCAAGACGGTAGCCGAGTGGTCACTACAAGCATTAGAGAGCGCAGAGCGAACCGCAACGCTAACACAATCCATAGGCGTTAGTGCCGAGACAATACAAGGCATGTCGCACGCCGCAAAGAATATGGGCGGCAGCGCGGAAGAGGTAGACGGCGCACTCCTCAAGTTCACTAAATCACTAGGACAGTTTGCGGCAAAGGGGCAAGAGAGTACCGAATTACTTGAACACTTCGGCATCAACATGAAAGAGTTGGTGAACCTGTCACCGGACGAGGCACTACGCAAGGTAGCCGACTCTATATCTCAAATACATAACCAATCACAACGTGCTGTAATCGTCACTGAATTATTCGGCAAGTCAGCCGGTAAACTTGCACCGCTATTTGAGCAAGGCGCAAAAGGCATTGATGAGGCGATCAAAAAGGGTTTGCAGTTTGGCGACGTGTTAAGCACGACCAATGTAAGCAAGCTGGTAGCCGCTAATGAGTCAGTCAACGATCTATCAAGAGCATTTGAGGGCGTCAAAAACTCTGTAGCCATAGGAGCGGCACCGGTTATCAAAGCGATTGCCGAACACATACAAGACCTCGCACCATCCGGCGTAAAGATGCAAGCCGTTATGACGGTCGCATTCGATGCCATGATCGAATTAGGCGCGTACGTGGTCGATACGATGGCTCATATCGGCGGATGGCTCTTGCAAGGCGCAGCGGATGCACAGTTTTTAGAGGCATCGATCCTATCGGCCATGGGTGAAGGGCAAGCGGCAGCAGAGGCGAGACAGCTTGGCGAATCAATGCAAAGCTGGGCAAAGGCAGCGGACAACATCAATACATCCAAAGGCGCACACCAATTTATTGCCGGTCTACACAATGATATTGACGATGCCGGTAAACACATTGAGACAAAGTTAAGAGACTCCGCGAAAGTCGGCACCGAAGGTTTTATTGAAAACATCAAAAAGGCGTCCGAAGTTCTTGCCGGTCTCAAAAAAGAAGTTGCCGAGTTTGGCAAAACAGAAGCCGAGAAAAAGCTAATCGAATTAAAAGCTGACGGCGCGTCACCGGCTCAACTGGCACAAGGCAAAGAATATGCGAAGCAACTGCATACGCTCGAAGCGCACAAGGCCGCTACAGAGGCAATCAAGCAACTACAAGAGGAGATAGCGAGCAAAAGCGGCAATGCCACGGCGAACAAAGCGGCGGCACTGGTAGCGGCGGGCGCAAGCAATGCAGACTTGCAAGCATACACGAAGCTATCGGCACAGCTTAAAGAGATTGAGGACCAGCAAAAGCGGATGGAAAAGGCAAAGGAAATTTGGAAGGATGCCGAGTCACCAATCGAAAAATATAACGACAAGCTAAAAGAGTTGAACGAACTTTTGGAACACGGTGCGCTCAATCAACATCAGTTTGATGAGGCACGGAAAAAGGCAGCGCAAGAGTTAGGCAAGGCGGAAAAAGAGGGCGCGGACAAAAAAGCCGAATTGGTCGAAAGACGTTTTGATTTTCGATTGCCGAGTCAAGCCGGTAGAGATCCAAAGGCAGAAGCTTTGAACATCGCAAAGCAACAACTGCAATATCATCAAAAGTGGGATCAGTTGTTCAAAGACATTTGGCAGCAAGTGACCGGCACTAACGCACCGGTCCTATTAGACATTACTTTGTAAGGGGAATGGCAGCATGACGATTATTAAAGTGGGATTAGATCCAAAAAAGACAACACAATGGCGCAAGGCAAAAGACTTGTCGAGCGGCATCATATCAACCACAGCAACGCAATACTGGCACGTCCAATTCTCTGCGGCTCAATCCGATCCTAGTCAATGTTATGGTGCAAGCGACGGCACTAATACGGTACCGGTGATCGGTGATGCCTACCCTACCGACGGCACGTTAACCGTTATAGATGTTAATCCGCAGCAAGTGACGCAAGCGGCCACCATGTACAGCGTACAAGTGCAATTCAGCACGAGGACCAGTAGCGGCGAAACCGGTAAATGGGATACCAAAGTAACGTTTGACGGCGAGCCGGTGCAAGTCACCGCATATTATGACATCAATAACAAGCCGATCACCAACAGCGCAAAACAGAACTTTGCCTCACAGCCGGTCGAAACGTTCTACGATGGCAAATTGAGCATTAGTTTCAAAACCGATACATTTGATGAGACCAGTTGTGAGCCGTTACGCGGTTGCTCGAATACCGAAGTGATAACGCTTGTAATCTCCGCGTTAAGTTATTCGCATTCGTTTGCAGCGGACACGTTACGGCTTGACGACTACACAGCCGAGCCGGTTGTGCAGCTTGGCACCGTGGCATATTGGAATGTCTCACTGCATTTCACGCAACGCAATCAAATCACGTCACCGGCCAATAGTGCGGACGCGGGCGCGTTGGTTAGTGGTTTCAAAATGTACCTCGTCGATGCCGGGTACTGTGAGATAGGCACGCCACCAGTAGCGATCAAAGACAGCGACGGCAATCTGCTGAACACTCCGCACTATTTGGATGGCAGCGGCCATAAGACAAACACACCATATTTCTTGGATTTCGTGATGGTTAAATCTGCTGATTTGTCGGCACTGTTTACGGGGATCAGCTAATGAATAACCAATCCGGCAACGTCACACAAATAACACCGCAAGCGGCATTGGCTATCGTCAACACGGTTAACAAAGTCAGGGGCATTCCGACTAACAACGTCAGCGCATTAAATCCGGCGAGAGAAGTATACTACGATTTTCAGCTTTACCGGATCTATGACTATGACAGTGCAAAAGGTTATTACCTAATGCACAAACAAGCGTGGAACGGCACGCCACCAGATCCTACGGTAGACCTCGACCTAACCGATTACTTTGCTGATGATATCACCATTCCGATTTACTGCGGACTAAACGTCGATGAAAACAACCGCAAGCATATCGGACAACTAAACAAAGACGGCAAAACGTTTGTCATGGGCAAGGTGAAGGGAATGACCGGTGATATATCGCCGGTGCCGCTTGTCTATTTCTATTACGCTGTGAGACCGTCGGTCGGTTGGTACAACTGTGATTCAACCGGCGACAACTATTACACACACGACAACGAGGATATCTACCATTTAAGCTTTAACCACACTGATTTTTTGGTGACGGTCGATGACGATACCGACGAGACCAACGATGAAAGAGTATTGGTTGATTGGCTAGGTTTCACGGTTGAGAAGTACGGCGATCAACGTATCTGTCACGTCAAGATTCTAAAGTTCGACAACCCTACTCCACCGGATATACCGAGCGGCCAAACTGCGCCCGACGGCGAAAACAAACTAGACATATTTTTTAACGTAACGGATGTACCAACGGCGGATTTGTGCGATCCGGATGGATGCACGACGCAAAAACATCAAGCGGTTATCTCAGCACAGACGTTTGTACCAAAGTTCAAGGTGTACCCGTGCGTGGACGGCGCACCATCGGACACACCGGTATATATCGATCCGGCACGTCTAAAGTTCGGAGTCGGCATACAGTTTGACGGTACCGATACCATATCAACATTAATGTGCGACGGCGATTATACGAAAGCCGAGATGTACCAATGTTGTTGGAAAATCAATGTGTGTCACACTGATGTAACGGTAGCAACCGGCAACGTGGTACCAGCGAGCGAAGGAGATGCCGGTGCATTTCTTGGCGATGTAACCGTCGCATGTGATCCGGCAACCGGAACGATATCAGTTACAAAAACATGGGTAAAAAATGAGACAATAACGATTACGGTATTAGGACCGTGCTCGTAGGGGTGGCGACGTGGGAACATCAACAACAACTTTTCCGTGTATTTGCTGTTGCATAAGCGGCAACCTCTGTTTCCAAAAGTTTACGGTTGATTACAACTGTAATGATAACGCGCCCGGTAGCCAAACGTGGGGCACAGTCACACCGGGCGCTAAACAATGTCTATCCGAAGTACCGCTATTGACATGGGACAAAACGATCAACTGTCCGACCGGATGCACCTATCAGATTTTCGTGCCGATGGGATCATGTTGCACAAGTGACGGTGATTGCGATGGTATGGCCGATGCACCTACTCCCAGTGTGCCAACAGATATAAACAAGTGCTGTCCGCAATGCCCTACTGTTGATTGCACGGATTTGACTGGTTGTCATATGGATCGAATCACCATTTCCGGTGCAAGTGATGCGTGTTGCGCCGACTTAAACGGCAACTACACAAACGCAAATCTAACGAATATCCCTTGCACTTTTTTCTATACCGGTGGGGATGCCGGAACCGGCATAACGTCTAGCGTGCAAATCGAAATCAACTGTGTTTCTTCCGACGTGGGCGTTGCGCCGTATTGGTCTTACTTTGTGTCGATGACCGGTGGAGGAACCGATTGCGGCAATTCTTGGCTAGGCACGTCGCCGGTCACTTGTGGCGGTTGTCCACCGTCTTTGCTTCTGACAAAGCAATCGAGTGTGGCAGGCACTTGCGGCCAAAATATTACGATCACGTTTACCGGTGTAATGATGCATCGACCTACGGTGGCTAATGAGGTAGTGAGCAAAACGACAGATACAAAAACGGTTGCACGTCCACAATCAAAAGGCTGTGCGTCGTGTAGCAGAGCGAAAAAGCCGTAACGCTTTCGCCATAGTGCGGAACGGTTTTAAGAACCGGTGATCCTTACCGATTGCCGGTTTCTTTATTGGTAGTCGTGGATCAGTTGACAAATCAATTAAGTTAGTGCCAGATAGTTAGACCAATGGGGGCAACAAACAACGTAAGGAGATAGCGATGGCAAAGAAAACGAAAGCACCGGGCGCGAAAGAGGCACAGTTGCGAGCAATGCGAGAGACAGCGGCACAGCCGGTTTTAGACCGGCACGCACTACAAGAGGCACGAGCGGCGGCTCGTGCAAAGGCGAACGAAGTGTATGAGGCGGAAATGGCGAACGTCACAAAGCCGTTACGTGATCAAATCGACAAGCTGACGACACGACGAACCGCACTTGATGCCGAATTGGGTACGCTTGAACACGACTTGACCAAATTGAATAAGGCATTAGCTGACGTGTTGGGGATCGAAGCACCAACCAACGGCAAGGCGAGCGGCAAGCGAACGCGGCGCAGTGAAGAGGATCGCCAAGCGGACGCGGCAAAGATTGTTGCGTACCTCGAAAAGAATGCGGGCGCTAAAGCCGGTGACATCGCGGCGGCAACCGGTGTTAACTTCAAGCCGTCATTGTCAAAGTTCTTGGCCGACAACGGCGGTCACAAGGTAAAGACAGAGGGCAACAAAGCATCGACCACGTACACGCTTGCATAAGGGACCAGAGCAACCACAACGCACAAGAGGCACGGCAACCTATTGCCGTGCCTCTTTCATTTGCTGACGTGCCAGAATGCGAACCAGTGCGATCAGTGACCACGTAAGCTACGCGGATCGATAGGGCGACCACTGCCGCTACCGATACCGCCGTTGCGTACTGTCTTATGCTCCGCAGATATTTCGGAATGTGTTACCCTCCCATTTTCCACTTGTAACGACACGTCCCAGTATGAAATAGTCATTGCACCGGGACCATTCGTTACGTCGCGGTCTACCGATGTATGATAAGTTTGGATGCCATCCGCCGTACTGACGAGGGCAATCGGTTGGCCGATTGCTGTCTCAACTTCTGTCACAGTCATTCCGTTGTGGATGACTGCATTCGGATCAACGGTAACCTTCGCGGCGGTTGCCGGTTTTGCGTTCTGTTTCTCTTTCAACTGTACAGTGAGGGCCGCAACCTTTTCTCTTAGAGCGGTGTTTTCGGCTCGCAATGAAAAGATGACAGAGCGAAGATCGGAAACCTCATTACTTGCCGGTTGCGTGGTCGGATGTTGTCGCCGTTCGTTCAACTTCGCTGTCGCCTCGTCCGGCGACAATTGAGCCGATGCGACGGATGCGAAACCGAGTACACCAACGGCCATTAGAATAACTTTCCTCATAACGTTCCTACCTTTTCAAAAAGTGGCGTAATTGCCGTGGCTCACTGGGGCCGAAAACTTCCCACGAGTCAAGCGTCAAACGCACGGTAACGCGTCAAAAGAAAAAGGCCGCAACTTTGGTAGGTTGCGACCTGTCGAGCGGACCAGCGTTTCGGCTAGTCTACTTTTGTGAGCCATTGAAAATGGAAAGGTTTATCCGCAGTGCGATGTAACCGGCGGATTTGAAAAGCGGTATCAAGTATTTCGCCGGTGTGAAGTTTGATAGCAGCTTTGCAAGTGTACGTGTGACCGATGCGTGACAGGTCGCAATCGACACGCTCCACAAGTCGTTTCATCGCGGCATGTAGCCGCACACGCTTATCGCTTGTCAGGTCGGATTGATCCTCAATCGTCTTTGTTGCATCTTTAATTTCTACCATCGCGGACGGAAGAGAGCCGGTAGCCTTTTCGCCTTTCAATTCTGAAAGCTTTTGTTCCAATTCCGCTTTGCGTTGATCAAGGCGAGACAACATTGCCACAACACTGGCACCGCTCGTTTTGCTTGAAAACATTGCCTCTTGAACCTCTGCAATCTTTTGGTCGCATTCCATTATCTCGCCTTGCATCGCTTCGATTTGTGTTGTCAGTTTATCCGCAGTGCCGTCAGTAGGTTTGATGCGACCAACGAGGACCAATGCACCGGCAATACCAATTTCTAATCCGATGCGTGGGAAGCCGACGAATTGTGACGCGCCCTTGATGCCATTTGCGGCGGCAAAGGAAACGTAGCAGCGACCGTCGGTAATAGCTTCCGCGCCTTTGGTTCTCACTCGTTTGCCGTTCGGCAGTCTTTTGCGTGGGCCACCCTTGCACGAAATTTGCAAAGCTGATCCGTCGTGTGCATCGAATACGAGACCTTTCAACACGTTGACGATATGGGTGTTCGGACCACGATCACGCAAACGCGATTTGCGAGCGTGTTGAGCGGCGTAGTAAGTTTGCTCGTCGATGATTGGCGGATAGTAGCCAATGACCGGATCGCCTACCGGCTCACGCACACGGTATGTTTTTTCACTCTCAACGTATTTGCATGGTTGGTATTCGCCTAACACGGCACGGTTGTTAAGCGTGTGCTGTATGTAGCCTTTTGGGAAATGCTTCACCAATCGACCGGCAACCTTTTCGCCGTTCAATTTTTTAACCATCGTGCCAGATCCATACCCTTCGATGGCAAGCGCAAACATTCGGCGCACGACGGCGGCAAAGGGTTCATCAACCACGATGCGACCGGCTTGCATCTTGAGCCAACCGGGTAGTTTTGCTGTGAGCGGTTTCGTCGCGGCGTGTTTTTTCTTATTGCCCCATGCAGCGGCGCACCGTTGCGACTTGATAGCACTTTCCTCGTGGGCACGGCTCATCACCATGAGCGAATACATCAGCGATTGCAGATTGCAGTCTTTCGCGGAGTATTCAAAACCATCGCATAATGTGACGATGGTTATTCCGGCATTGATGACCGCCAAAAATTGTTGCAACGCTTGGATCAATTCTTGACGGCTCAACCGGTCAAGCGACTCGACCAGCAGTATCGAGCCGGTAGGCACTTGCTTTTCGTTGACCAACCGTAGGAATTCCGACAGTGCGCCCACGGCGGCATGTTTGCCGCGAAATGCACTGATGCCCTTGTCACTCAAGCTTTCGTCAATCGTGAGACCACGATCAGCGGCCCACTTGATAGACGCCTCAAGCTGACGGCGTGTCGAGTCGCCAAGCATTTGTTCCGGACGCGAAAACCGAAGGTAAGAGATGACTTTTCGCGTCCGTGCTGTTTTCTCTGCAATCCGAACCAT